CACTTGAGAGTGCCTGAGGGTTGGTGGTGTGCGACTAGTGGTGCACGCAGAGTTTTCGACGTTTGTTCGCAGGGTCTTGACGACGTTTTTCGACCTTTCCATGAGCGGTAAAGTTGTCGACTGTGAGGATTGCGTAGTCAGAAACGGTGTACGACTCAGTGTCAGCCGGAGCGAAAGCTTTTGGATATAGCTTCACGGTGGCTTTGACATACATGCGTGGTACAAATGAACTGTACGAGATGCGAGCGAGGCGGGTGCCGTCGTCGTCAGCTGGAAAGTACGTCCATCCTTGGGGGCCTGATCTAGACAAAGGGATGGTTTTGTAAGTCGCCTTCAAGTTGGTGATGCCGATGGGGGCGTTCTTGAGGCGTTGCAAAAGCACGTCAGCCGACAAATATTCGTCAGAGAGAGATTCGATTTGGGTGTCAAACCAATTGAGCAGTGCGTCGGAAGTTTTCATAGTGTTACAAACAGTTTCGATTGAAATTTTAAAGCAAAGGTTGTTGCACGGATGGTTATTTGCCATCCGAGCAGACGGTGATCACCGTAAACGAGCCGATGTCAGTGTTGTTGAGCCGGATCAGGGAGAAAGATTGATCAGGGGCTTCACATACACAGACAAACCGAACATACGTCTGTTGTGTGTTCGAAAAGAGTGAGTGATTGAAAGTGGAATGGTACCTTTCAAGAACAGCATGCGGCGTCAAAGCCATGCCAGATGCGATGTCACCGGGGTTGCCACTTGTGTTTGTGGCAGCCAAGCAGGTGATTTCGATGAGGTAGGTGCCAGCGTTGGCAAATGACACATACTGAACGCCGGCAGCGACGCTCGAGTCCGAAATCCATCCGACCAGAGCGCTTTGATGCTCAACTGGTACGTTGGGTTTCGCCCAAGGGCCGTTAGACGGAAGTAGTGCCATTATGTTGCTGCCAGATGTGGGACCGTACGAAAGCATCATGGGCGTGGTGATCGCCGTGACTGATAGTGGGTCACCCATGGGAGGGGCTGTTGTGGATGATGTGGAGGTCCAGAGGGTAAGACTTTTCCCTGTACTCCGGTCGCCGGTGGGTAAACACGGTAGGTTGAGCTCGACGTCATAAGTGATGAAAAGCCGGCCGAGGACTGTACCCGATTTTGCGGGCAGACCTTCAGTCGCGACTGTGACAACACCGTGATCGTACAAGTTCGGTGGACCGCTAGTGCCAAAACGGCGAGTGAACATGTGTTCGCTGGCTTGTAGAGCAGGATCGCATTCAATGCCATGCATCACATTTTCAGATGGGTTTCCGCGGCTGTGGTAAGCGGCCTGAAGAATCTCCCTCATATCCGCATAAGGTAATTCATTGGCGTTGTACTGCGTAGCCATCGATATGGTTCCGAGGGCCATGTCTTGAGCGTAGTTGCTGGACGTGGTCTCGTACGTGATGATGGCGCCGTGAAAGACGTATTCTGAGAAATGGTTAGCAACGGTTGACAGCCACGGGAAGGTTTTGCCGTCCGTAGGCTGCAAACGGTACTGGTTCTGAGTGAATGCAGTGGGATCTGATGGTGCGATGACATCTCCAATGAACTCACGGCGCCGCATCCTGATAGACGCAGAGCCACTCGAGGTAAAGGACATCTGGGAGGGCCTTAGCACGTTCCCGTCCTGAATGAGTGAGTTCTTTCTGATGTTGTAGTCTCCACGACCGGTAAGATGTGCGATTAGGTCGCCTGCAGCTTGGCCAGGTGCGCCAGCGATAGCTGAGCCCATTTTGCCGAAAGTTCCGCGAGGGATCCTTTTAGTCTGCCGGTCGAGCCAGGCCTTGGCGGATGAAAAGTAGTCACCTCGGCCTTGGACCCGTTGCTCACTTCGTTTATCGCGTATGCCTCCTTCAGACATCAAATGCTGCTTCCAACGTCGTTCCTTTTCGGCGGCGGGAAGAGCTTTGATCTTAGGTTTGGCGAGAAATTGTTGTTTGTTTAGGGGCATGTTAGTTTCTAGTCAACTTGTGGCCCGGGGAGGAAAAGATATTTCACAATTTCATCCCCCCGTGCCACCACCACAGGGTACGATTTTTAGTATAACGCCAGACTTCGAGAAACTAGCGTGCCCGCGGGTTAATGGGACCGTGGTTTATGTACAGGTTTAACCTTTTGTGTGATCTGATCACGCATGCGACGTTTTTCTTTCTGAACGTCTAGCGAGTCAGTCGGGACAATTTTGGCGGCACGGTATTCTTCCAATAAACCTTTTTCTTCGATCAGCCCTAAGAATTCTTTCTGCTCGCTTGGTGTACGTGCATGTTTCTTCTTTCGGGTTTCTTTCTTCTGTTCTTGCTGCACAGCGTCAGGCAAGCGGGATTCTGCGTCGAAAAACTCTTCCGGCTGTAGGAATGGGATTGAGACTGTCTTTCCGTTTGCGTCTTTGAAGGCGGCGCGGTATTCGACCATGTTCGCATGGTCGTGAACGCCGCCCATAGCAAGCGTGACAGGCCCGACAGCTTCCATAGCCTCGTCGCGCGGCTCAGGGTATTCCCATAGCAGTGGACATGGGCCGCGGCCATCCTCCACCCACGCCTTGAACTTGCTCCAGTTGAAACCAGGCATTTCCGTTTCGAAGAGATCTTCGAAATCACCGGGGTGGTTACGGAACGTGGTTCCACTCTTGAGAGCAGTGATGGCAAAATAGGGTGAGAGGCCGGGGTATTTGAGGATTTTGGCGCCGAAGTTTTGAAGGCAGTTGGCCTGCTTTTTCTCTGCTTCTTCGAGCACTTTCTTTGACCAGGGACCGAAGAAATCGCTGTCCTTATCAGTCACCTGGAGACAGATGGCTTTCATGATCATGGTTTCCTCAGCGGTAAATTCATCGATGTTGAGCAAAGTAGTGTGCAGTTTGGAAGCAGTACGCAGAGGCGACTGTATGCTGGAGACGTTTCCAGAGAAAGGATCGAAGTAGTGGCGACCAAGGAACGGGACGTAAACGGTGTTCACCGAGGTTTTCTCAATGAAGCCTAACATTTCGGCAGCTTGGGCGCAGGATGCGGGAGGGAGTTCGGCAGTGACCCCGTCGTCTCCGGAGTAAATGCCGAGGCCGCACCATGCTTCGTCGGGCATTTTCCCGGAGAGGCGTAGTGCGGTGTAGGCGAACAGACCAGTGAGTGGTGTGTTGCCAAGGGTGGTGAAGGGGCTACCGCTGCCCCTTGAACCGTTGAACTCGTGAGCTTCACGCTTCGTGCCGCTGTCGCCATATAGGACGCGTCCGCAGTAGTCGGTGTAATGCCAGTCCTTGATGACTGTGTGCCATTTTTCCTCAAAGAGTTGCAGTAGGAGCATCAACTCGATGCACCTCTTGTTCTTGTCGATGGTTGCATCTTGAGCTGAAAAGTCAGTGTCTGTAACACTGGAATGTCCAGCGCAGACTCTGATTACTGCTTCCTCTGTCTCGGTTGGGTTGAGGCCACATGCCATCCAGGGGCATGCTTTCATGGTGCCGGCGTATGCGAGTGCAAGGCGGCCACCAATAGCTTGTGACTCTGGCGGGAACGTACAGATTCCGCGGGCGGCTTTCGTTGGGTCCGACAGGACTTCGCGTTTCATGAAACCTTTGCGGGGGTCATAGTTGTGGATGTCATATATGGGCAGAACATCAATCAACTTGTTGCGCTGGTTTTTGGTACGTGAGTCGAAAAAGTATTGTTCACTTACCGGTTCTATCGGGTGTTCACATCCGTTTTCGCCATTGACTTGTCTGCGAATGTTGGCAGCAAATTCATTTATGTACATGGCGGCTTCGGGTGTGATCGTTGATTCAACTTTACTGGCAGGGTCCCGGAGGCGGCGCTGGACGAAATCTCGAGTTTGGGCTTCGGATCTCGCGTGGATGTTCGCGCCGCCCGATACGACAGGAGGCATGGCGCCGTGTGCCATAACCTCTTTGATCGGGTCCCCGTCAGCTTTCGAATCATCATCTTGTCTGATGATGGTTGGCAACGGATAGAAACCGTAGTTACTGGAGTAACTTTGGTCGGTACCGCGCTTGTTGGCGAGCGCGATAGAAAGTGCGACGGCAATACGATGATTTTCTTCCCCTTCGTTTTTGCAACTTACGCGGACATTTGAAATGCTCGGGGAGCTTTTGTCCGTTGTGAGGGATTTTGTCATATCGTAGGCCATCTCTGTGATGAAGCGTGACTCGTACGAGTCAAGAAAGGCGACGGAATAGCCACTTGGTTTCTTGCGCTTTTCGGCAATAAACTTGTGGCCACCGTCATTAACACCCACGGTAGGCGTGCGTGGGCGCAGCCCTGCGTCGGCAAGGAACGGGCGAAGGGAGGCGGCGTAGCCTCGGAACTTGCAATTGGGTACGACCACCACGATCGAACGATGTTCGCCTACGTCTAAGCGTATGACTTTGTGGCTCATGGCAAAGGGTGTATAAGACCCAGCTAGAGCAAGCAGGAGCAAAGAGAAAATGCTGAACCAGTGCTCATTGGTCATAGTCTGCGCTTGTGCGACCCATGGATACTTGACGTAGCGGTTGCGGTGTGCAACACACGGATACCGGGTGCCTTCGATCGATGTGAACCACGAAGTGGGTAGACCACTGAGGCCATGGATGAGGCCAGCGATACAACCCATGTGGTTGGTGAAGGTGCACGTGCGGGGCACGAGGTACGGTATCGGGAATGCAAGGATTTCCATGTAGAACGGTCCGACATTATGGAGTGTCTGGTTTTGCACACGGTTGGTGTAGAAGTTGTAGCAGAAAATGGACAATGCGGTGAGAAGTGAGATGACAGTAATGAAACCCGCAGCCAGCTCGTAAGAGAAGGTTACAAGGCAATCGTCTTCAAAATCCCAAAGCTGATCGCGGTATGGGGCGGAGCCTTCGACTTCAGTAATGAAGACACCATCCTCATCATAACGGAACTTAACTTCATCTGACATACCTGCAACGCATTCTGGGTTCCAGGTGTATATGTAGTGAATGTTTCCATCGGAGAGGGTGGTGTTTGCATCTTGAGAGTCTTTGTGAGTGATCGTGTCAATGTGTGTGACAAGTGATCCAGGTTTGGTTTTCTGGTACTTTAGATCACTATCGACGTAAGAGCATGCGTCTTTCGCCGACATCAGGGTCCGGGTCCCATTGTGGCCGCGTTTGGCCGAACGCCGCGACATCTGCCCGTCATGGATGGTCAGGCCGAGCCTCTTGGCAATGGCTTGAGCCATGTTGGCGGCAGCGAGTCGCCGGCGCGCAGCAAACTTGTGAAGATTGTCCTTAGCGAGGTAAGCCTTTTCGAGCATGAAACTGCTCATGGTGAACAGGTTCCGAAACTCGTTAGCGTTGTGCTTGGCTTTACCGTTTTCGCTCTGTACTTCGTGAGTGATGGTCAGCGGTGGAAACCACCAATCAACCCATGCGGAATAGTGAACGGGTGAGTAGTAGGCAAAAAACCGTGACATTCGGTATGTGACAAACCAGGAAAGTGTGATGGTTGTGAGGCACAGGAACACGTAAATGTTGAAAGTGCCAAACGGTTCGCGAAGTGCTGACTGTACTGTATCGATGGGTGTTGGGAAATGACTGGTGTTGGACATGGCTTCAGCCATGAAAGTCGAATTCCGTATTTGCCAGTATGTAGTAACGGCCGGCACCGGGCGAATCGCCGGAGGGGCATAGGTGATCCAGAACCACCATGTGAGGGTGAGAAAGGTAGCATCTAGGACGATGTTCCAATAGAAGAGTTCGCAGGGTGCGAGCATCCCCAGGACGAACCTGCTGATCTGACGAGGCACCGAATCGCGGGAAAGTGTATATTCTGACACGCGTCGTGTGAGCCTAGAAAGGTATCTAGCGAGGCTGAGGAAGTGTTTCGCGGTAAAAAGAGCGGATGTGGCTAGGTGACCAAACATCCGAGAGAGGAGCCAAAGGTTTTTGGTGCCTTGGGCTCAGGTATGGCAAAAGGTAT